CTGCCCTGGATTGCCCGCCGCGCGAACTTGCTACCCCGCCCGATTGGCTGCAGTCCGTGCTGGACGGGCTCGGCACCGACCGCGTCAGCCTTTATGTTTCGCAGCCGTTCGGAGACAGCATCCCCCGAGGGCAGCGGGACAAGACCTATTTCCGCTTTGCGTGTCTCATGCGCGATGTTGGTGCCGATCAGGCGCGGATCTTCGGGGCCCTGGCCGGGATGTCGGCCCACGATGCCGAGCCACTTGACCAGCGGCAACTCGCCAAGATTGCCGCGTCGGCCGCAAAGTACGAGCCGAAGGTCGAGGCCGACACCGGCGGCATTACCGGCAGCAAGTCGGCGCCGCGGGTGCTGTCGATGTCCGAGCTTGAGGCCCTGCCGCCACCGACGTGGCTGATCGAAGACGTCATCCCCGACCGCGGGCTCGGGATTCTGGTCGGGGAGCCGGGATCGGGCAAGTCGCTGTTCGCCCTGGCGGTCGTGAACTCGGTTGCCCGTGGGAGCGCGCTGCTGGGCCGTAAGCAAGTTTTCCGGCAGGGGTGGGTGCTGGTGCTGCTGGCGGAGTCGATTGCGTCCTGGGGGGCACGTAGCAAGGCGTACAATGATTATCACGGGGTTGACGCTACACCGGATTTCGGGGCGGTCATTGATGGCGTCAACTTCTCATCGCCGAAAGCCATTGCTGAGCTCTCCCTGATCGTGCGGCAGGAGATCAACCGCCGCGGGGATTACCCAGCCCTCATCGTGCTCGACACCGTGTCGGCAGCCATTCCCGGCGTGGACGAAAACAATCAGGCCGCGGTCACGCCCCTGCTGGCCGAACTTGCCCGCTGGGTCCGCTTCGGGATTCCCGTTGTGGCCATCCACCACCCGAGCAAGGGCGGATCCGCCTACCGCGGTAGTTCGGTGTTTCAGGGCAATGTGGATTGGATGATCGGTATCGACGTCCACGACGGCCGCCGGGAGATCGTGCGCCACAAGATGCGCGACTTGGAATGGGAGAACCCGCTGGCCTTTGAAGTCATCAAACACGCCGGCAGCATCGTGGCCGTCGAGTGCGCGGGGGCGGGAGCGGCTTTCATGGCGTTTTCGGAAGCCGGTCTGATGGATGCCCTACGGGACCACGCCTACTACCTGCCGGGCAAAGACACCCGGCGTGCGGTGCGGGGTCTGGACATTGCCCGGGGGATTACCATCAATGACCTGGTCAAGACCTGGGGCGATACCGCTCCGATTCCGAACGAGGACCGGGAGGCGTACAGCGCCGAATACAAACGGCGGCGTCGAGTGCTGGTCAAGACCATCAACGACCTTGTCAAGGAGGGAAAATTGACTTGCCCCTCGGTACTCACAAACAGGGAATGCGGGGCGGTGTTCACTCAACCGGCGCTCGGCTAAAGTTCCTACGCCCGTTACTACGTAACGGGCGTGTAGGAACTTTTAGCCCGCAGTGCAAAATTTCCTACAAGTGCCGACATTGACCATTAGTGTAGGAACTACGTAATCGAAAGGCGGACAACAAATTGCGTAGGTTTTCAAAAAGTCAGTTCCTACATAGTTCCTACAGCAACCCAGTTCCTACACGCTATGTTTTTTCGGGTGCGTGTAGGAACACACCGAAATTCAAAATGCGAAAGGAGAAAATCAAAAAATGAGCAAAAAGGAGACACTCGCCAAAGCGACTTACTACTGGTCGAAAATCAGACAGGAATTGCTTGAGGGGGATAATGCTGGTGCGGTGGTGTGGGCGCTGACCGCGGGGGTGACCGAGGGCCGTGAGGTGGCCGACCTGCTGCGCGAGCGGGTGCTGGCGGAGTTCGGAGATGGAAAGCCCACGATGGACCAGATCATCGCTGCGGTGCAGGAGGCAAGACCGTGACCGCAACGCCGGGCGTCCGCCGGATCCCCCTAGAGCGGATCATCGTGGCCGGCGCGATCGCCGAAGCCAACGCCTCACTTGCTGCCGAGAATGGCCAGATGGCCGCGGCCCTTGCGGCAGCACTTGAGCACATCACGACCCTTGAGACCGAAAACGAAAAGCTGCGGCAACTGACCGCCTCGTTGTCGCGTGCCGTGGCAGAATGTGGGAGGGTAAAGTCATGACGTTCATTCGGAAGGGTGCACAACCCGGCAACCAACTCGCCAAGGCCGGGCGTGCGTGGGAGGACCTCATGCCGTCGGCGATTGCCCAGGTGCCCGGTCTGCGGCTTGAGCACTTCGGGGCGCCCGTCAGGGTGCTCGGGGTGGGCTCCACCAAAGCCGGCCGACGCGCCCCGCTGGTCGCGTTCGAGGGCCCGGCCCCGCTCGATTGGTGCGGCCACTACCACGGACGGCACGTTGAGATCGATTGCAAGCGGATGTCGGTGGCCGCCCCCTCGTGGTCGTGGGCGTCCAGCATGGCGCCAGATCAGGTCGAGCGCTGCATTGCCATGAGCGGTGACGGCTGCCTGGTCGGCATTTGCCTGTTGATTGACGACGGCTTCCGGTGCTACGGTATCCCGTGGCAGTACATTGCTGCCGTGCGTGCGCGGGGCAGGGCAAGCGTGAAGATCGAAGAACTTGACCGCGCGGCGGAATTCGATGAGGTGGTCAACCTCAGGCCGGACGGCGGGCCAATTCGGTTGCTGCCGTTCTTGATGCGAATGGTGAGAGAGCAGCTTTAATTTGGGCGAAGGCCCACACGAGGAGGGCAGGTGCAATTCCTGCTCGTTGGTCGAGGGCTAGTGCTAAGGGAGCGTGGTGTAAATCCACGGGAAAAGTCTGAGAGGTAATAGCCTTTCAGTGGACTCAAGGAGACAAATGACCCGGGCGGCCCGCCCGTAAAACGCGCCAGCGGAATCTGGCCGAGGGGCATAATCATTCGGAACTTGAAGGGAGAACAGACCATGCAAGAGACTGACCAGACAGCCACCGAAGCCACCGAACCCAACCCGGCCACCGACTACACCCCAATGGAGTACCTCGCGCTGGTCGCTTCGCGCATCGTCGTGCAATCGACCATCGTGGCGAATACCGTTGCCAGCGGAAAGGAACACCCGCTCGGGGTGTTCCGGAACGAGTACGGCCGCGTGATCGCCACGGGCAAGCCACAGCGCAAGCAACTGGTCGGCATGATCCTCGTGGCCGAACTGGTGCGCGAGTTGTCAGACGCCTTCATCGCCGCCCGTGAGTCGCCCGAAGGGATGGCGTTGCTGGTCAAGACCCAAGCCCAAGAAGCCAGCCTGGCCGGCCAGAATGGCGAACGGCCGTGCTGATGGCAATGCGAGCGCTGCGCACGTACCGCCGGGAGGTCACCAGACTGCCCGGCGAGTCCGAACGCAACTTTACCCGCCGGGCTGAGTTGGCAATCCCTGACCTCAAGCGGTATGTTGAAAGTCGGCACCCAACGCGCCATCTGCGTGCGCTGGTCAAATACAGCGCTGACATGACTGCTGCAGTGGTCGAGGTGTCGGCGCTCAAAGAGGGGTGGGAGGCATGAAAAAGGGAAGCCATCTGACCCCGCAGCAGAAGCACTTTGCCAACATGGTAGCCGAGCGCAACCGTGACGGGTCGCGCAAATGGTCGCAAGAGGCAGCCTATGCCGCGGCCGGATACCGCGGTCACCAGCGGAATGCAACCCTGCTGGCGAACAAGCCGCTGGTCAGGCAGTACATCGACACCCTCATGGCCAAAGCCGCCAGCAGGGTTGAGGTTGACCTTGCCTACATTGTGGGCGGGCTGAAAGACATTGCACGAGCCGGTCGAGGGCTACATCGTGGACAAGATGACCGATGCGCCGGCCGCCAACCGCGCGCTTGAATTACTGGGCCGCACGATGGGCGCCTTCATTGACCGCACTCAGATCGACCTGTCCGAATCCACCCGCAAGCATATCGAGCAGCTGGTGCAGATCGTGGTTGACGAGGTGCAGGACGTCGAGACCGTGCGCAGAATCGTCGCCAGGCTAGAGGGAGAGCTAGGCGGAGGTGATGCTACCGGTTGAGTCCCGGGCTCTGACCTCGCATTTCCTCAGCACGTTGCGCTCTGCCGTACCGTCGCCTGCCATCGCTGCCGCCCGCAGTGATTCCAATGCTTTCTGTGAATATGTGTTTCGTGATGACCAGCGCGGGGGAAGCCCCATCGTGCAGGCCGGGCATCACATTGAGTGGCAACGCCTAACCGATGAGCACAAGCGCCTGATCTTTTGGTATCCCATTGAGCACGGCAAGACCACGCAGGCAAAGATGAAAATCTGTCGGCTGTTGGGCATGCACCCGGACCGGCAGTACGCCTACATCAGCAGCAAAGAGGACCAGGCCAAGAAGATGGTCGGCGCTGTCGGTGGCGAGATCGACGGCAACGATCGCCTGCGTGAAGTCTACCCGCGCCTGCGGCCTCAGCTTTGCCAATACTCATCGGCCCGGCAGGAGTGGGGCAAGACAAGTATTCGAGTCGAGGGCTGCCCCCGCGGCAGTAAGGACCCCAGCTTGGCCGGCTACGGTCTGAATGGTCGGGTGCTCGGTTCGCGTCTGCACGGCGCCATCCTCGACAACATCCTGGACTCGGACAACACCAACACCCAGAAGGGCCGGGAGCGAGTCATTGCCCGCGTGAAAGACGAGATCCTCGGACGCGTGATGGACGACGGCTTTGTCTGGATCCTCGATACGGCATGGTTCATTGACGACTTGCTGCATCATCTGGCAGCCATGCCCGGTTGGCACGCGGTCAAGTTGGACGCCGAAGACGGGCGCGGCAGTGGCCCGACTCTGTGGCCCGCTCAGTGGCCGACCGAACGGCTGGCGTTCAAACTCAAAGAGCTTGGACAGACCGCCTATGACCGGCAGTTCCGCAACCGCCCGCTGAGCGAGAGCTTCAATTTCTTCAAGCGCGAGTATTGGGATGGCGCCTACGGCCGGTGTCCGTGGGTTGATGAATGGAGCGAGGCAGCATCGGCTTTCGTCGGCACCAGTCAAGTCCAGATGCGAACCGGAGTTGACCTTGCCACCCGCAAGGGTGAGTCGCACGACTTGACCGCGTTCTCCACTGTGGTAGCAAGTGAGCACATGCGGTATTTGGTCAACCTGCAATCGGGCCGCATGGAGGGCACCGAGATTGCCCGCCGGATGGTGGCGATCTATCGCGCCCTGCACCGTCCGATCAACCTTGCTGGTGGCAATGCCGAGTTCGTGGTCGAGGACAACGCAGCCCAGAAATACATCATCGACATGTTCCACGACGCCCGGGTCTGCCAATCTCTTGGCTTGACAATCGGCGAGACCTCGGATATTAGGGTGCGCGGTCGGACCACGACGGCCAAGAAGCGCGATCACGAGTTGGGGGTGCAAGGTCTTGCGTCGGCTATCGAGATGGGCCGCTGGGGCTTTGCTATGGGCGAAGAAATACAGATGCTGCGTGAGGAAATGAAATCGTGGACGCCTGAGTCCACGCATTACGGCGATCGCCTGATGTCGCTGTGGATTGCTTCGGCTGACATTTCCCTGTCCCCCGAGTCGTTCGTGTTTGAAACGCTCTAGGAGTGGCTATGCCTCATTGGCTGGACAGACTGACGGGGATGGACCGGGTGCTGGCCGCAGCCGAGAGCGTAGGCAAGGCGAGGGAGGAGATCGAAGTTCAGAAGGCCGCGGTGACTTTCAGCCATGCCACGGTGTTCGGTTCTGGCGCATCAATGGAGCTTATCAGCGGTGGCAAGACGCGCGACATCAAGGCCGCCTATAGCAACTCGTGGGTTGCCTACGCATGTATCAGCCGCATTGCAACCGACGCCTCGGGCATTCCGCTTTACGTGCTGAGCAATCCCACGGATCCCGATAGCCGCGTCCCTGCCGGGCACCCGCTGGCCATGCTGTTCGCCTACCCGTCGCCGTTTTTCAGTCAGAGCGAAATGGTCGAGTGGTTGTTCACTTGGCTTTCCCTGCGTGGCGAGTTTTTTGTGCGCTTCGATGACCCCATCAATCCCAAGCAAATGCTGTTCTGGGATGATCCCGCCTATTGGCGCGAGGTTATGGCCGATAACGTGCCTGCCGCATGGAAGTTTCAAAAGGGAGGGCAGGCGTTCACCGGATCGCTCGCCGAAGTGCTGCACACTGGAATGGTCAACCCTGCGAACCCGTGGCGAGGGCAGGCGCCGTTGCAAGCGGCGTCCTACGCCTACAGCATCGACAGCAACGCCGATGTCCTGCAGAACGACATCATCAAGCGAGGTGGCGACAAGACCGCCGTCTGGGAGTTTCCGTCCAGCCTGACCGCCGACCAGCGGGAGCAGGGCAAGGCGCAACTGCGGGGGATGCGGCCCAGCGACGGCACGGTCATGCGCGATATGGTGGTGCCTGTCGGCGCCAAGCTGATGGACAACAAATTCATGGACGCTGACCTGGCAATCCTCGAAAGCCAGCAGATGCAGCCCGACAAGATTTGCGCGGTCTACGGGCTGAGCAAGTCACTGCTCGGCATTGAGGACATCGACAAATACGCGACGTTCCAGGGCAGGCTCAAGGTCTATTTCACGCAGACCTTGATTCCGATGATGCGCAAGGTCGAGTCCGCGTTTGACTCCTACTTCGGCCGCTACTACGGCAGCCAATGGCGGGGCTTTGTGCGTTTCGACATGCGGGCTGTCGAGGCGCTATTCGAGGATACGGTCGAGCGCTTCACGGCCGCCTCTACCGCTCATGCCGCGGGCATTCCGTGGACCGAGTGCAACCGCCGCTTCCGGCTCGGGCTGGACCTCGACGCTATCCCCGGCGCTGGCGCCGTGATGGTCAGCAGCGCGCTGGCTCCGATCGACAAGCTGATTGCCGAGTGGGATGCACCCGCAGACGACGTGACATCACCGCCGCCGCCAGTGACCGAAGCGCCGGAAGCGTCCCCGGCAAAGTCCGCCACGGCGGCGGCGGTCGTTCGCAAGGATGGCCTGACGCAAGCTCTGGTGCGCAAGCGCGCGGGCGATACGCGCGCGAAGATCCAGCGCGATATGCGCCTGCTGAAAGCGCAGGGCAAGTATCGCGGGGAGCACCGCAAGCTGATCGCCGGGACATCAAAGGCCGCCACCGGCGGGGTACCCAGCGAGCCGACTCCAGACAACGTGCGCAAGGCCATCGAAAGCGCCTTTGCCGGCGTGTCTGACCAGATGGTCATCATGGCCGCGAAGTACCAGCAGATCGGCGCGCGCGAGGGCCAGCAGGCGATTGTCGAGTTGGTGACGGGCAAGATGTCGGACGCCGAAGTCAACATCCTGAAAGCAAGCGCCCCGTGGCGGCCGGAGGTTACGGCCCACATTCGGGAGCGGGAGAACCTGATTCAGGGCATGGCCAAAGACCTGTTCGATGACGTTATCAGCGCGGCAATGGAGGCGGTCAGCGAGGGCGCCGAATCGCACGAGGTGCAGTCGATCATTGCCCAACGCATGCAGTCTGCCCCCGGTGGCAGCAACCGCGCGGTGACCATTGCCCGCACGGAAATCGGCACGGCGTACAGTGTGTCCCGCGATGCCGAAATGCGCGGGCAGGGCTTCGGCAAACATATGTGGCTGACTTCGGGTGACGATGGCGTGCGCGACGGCAGCGAGCCCGGCGAGTTCGATCATGCGAAGTGCCACGAGGAAGTGCGCACCATCGGCGAGAATTTCAGTTGCGGCCTGCCGTTCCCGATGGCCCCCGGTGGCGAGGCCGGGAACGTCATCAACTGCCGCTGCGAGACAATCCCGCTTGTGGAAGGAGATCAGTAATGCAGATCGTGGAACTTGAGGGCGGGATGCTGTTGTGCGTGAAGTCCATGCCTACCGCCGTATCCGAGGTGATTACCGATGCAGTCACCAAGCGCATGGTGGCCCAGGTGTCCACCGAGAGCGTGGACAGCGACGGTGACGTGATTCATCAGGGCAAGAACAAGCGCGGCGCCGGGTGGCTGCTGGACAAGTTCAACGCCTCTCCGCTCATGACGTGGATGCACGACACCTACCGCCCGAACATCGGGGCGCCCGACGTGCAGGCCAAGATCGGCAGCGGCGCCAACGGCCGGGCGCTGTTCCTGGACCCGTTCGCGTTCGATGTCGGCGATGAGTTCGCTATGGAGATTGCGGGCAAGTACTCCCGCGGGGTGCTCAGTGAGACCAGCGTCGGGTTCATAGGCCTTGTCTGGGACTGGCGAAACAAAGACAACAACATCGTCGGCCGGGAGTACTTCGAGCAAGAGCTGATTGAAGTGGCTGCGGTCAACCGTGGGGCGAACCCGGACACGAAGACCGAGGTCAAGGCCATGATGGCCCGCATGCTGGTCAAGCCGAAGGTTGTCAAGTCGGTCGAGACTGGCGGGGACAGTGAATTGCTGGCGCTGAGAGACGAGATCAGCGACATGAACGAGAAGCTGGCGATTCTGGCCAACGCCATCAAGCGATTTTCCGATTGCAATGTTCCCGTCGAGGTGGTATTGGACCGCGCGCAAAGCGTGGCCAGTGACCGATACGCGCTGAGTCACGACACCCTCAAGCGGCTCGATCAGGTCGGGTTGCTCCAGGGATAGCGGGCGGTGGTCGAGGTCGCCGCGAAAGCGTCCTGCGAGGGTAAAGTCCGAGAGGAAGGAAAGAGCAATGCGAGATTTCATGCTGAAACTGTTCCGGATGGCGCCGGATGCCGAGGGCGGCGGCGCTACGCTGGAGGCTGTGGCCGAAAAGATGATCACGCTTTCGGCCAATCAGAAGTCCCTGCACGACACGGTCAACAACACGTTGCTGCCGCTGCCGGATCAGATCAAGGCGCTCCGGGCGGACAACGAGGCGTTGACCGCGCGGATGTCGGCGGAGACCGCGGCTATCAAGGCCGCTTTGGCCGAGACCCACGGCGGCAAGTCGGGTGCCGAAGACTGGCTCAACATGGTCGGCAAGGCCATGATCGGCCTCGGTCAGAAGAAGCGGCTCGGCGCGGTGGACGCGTCGATCATGTTCAAGGGCGACCAGAACCTCGCGCAGTTCGTGCAGAAGGCCGCCGCTACCTTCGACACCACGACCAACGCGACGGCGGCTTACTTGCTGCCGGAGATCCTGATGCCAGGGTTCATCGAACTCGGCGACATCTACGGCAACCTGTGGCCGCTGCTCACGAAGTTCACGGCGCCGTCCGGCCAGAAGGTGTACATTTCGCCGCAGACCGCGCGCCCGGTGGCCCGCTACCGGACTACGCAGGGCGGTGCGATGACCGAAGAAGACACCCCGATGGCGTTCGGCCGGAACACGATCACCACCGAGTTGGTGTACGTGTACCTGACCATCGCCAACGAGATGCTCAACGCCACGGGCATCGGTTTCGCGGCCATCGCCACGGCGGAATCGCTGCGGGCGATCAACCGCCTGAACGAGTACGGCGTTCTGGCCGGCACCGATTCGGGCGGCTACCCGTCCGACGGCGTGATCGCCACCGCAACCGATCAGGGCACGATGGCGACGGCGACGTTCGGGAACGTCATCAGCTTCCTGCAGGATGCGATGGATGATAACGAAGTCGCCTCCGATCCGACCCGCAACGTGCTGTTCGTGTCCCCGCGCAACGCTCTGGCCCTGGCCGCTCAGGCGGTCGGCACCAGCGAGTTGACTGGGATGCTGGTCTGGGGCAACCCGCGTCAGGGCATTCCGACGACCCTGATGGGCTACCCCGTGATCACGCACCCGGCGTGCTACAACGGCACGTCGCACCACATGCTGCTCGGTGACCCGCGCAAGATCTTCGTGGGCGAAGACGCGAGCTACGGCGTGGACTTCTCGGAGCACGTCAAGTTCGGCGACTACGAAACCGCGCTGCGAATCGTCAATCACGTTGACTGGATCGTTGCCCAGTCGACCGAGTGGCACAAGGTTGTCGTTACCGCCTAACCGCGGTAGCGCAAGTAGGCCGGGGCGGCGCCGAACGCCCCGGCCGAAAAGGAGACGAGATGGCAAAGAAACTGTATGAAAACCCCGGGGGCCCGACGCACGAGCTCGTGCCGGTCGAGGATCCCGTGTTGTCCGCGATGGCCGCCGCCAAGACGGCGCCGCCCAACCCGCAACCGCTGTTCTATCAGCGGGGAATCAAGGGCCGTGACGGCACCGGCGAGTTCGTGGTCAACGGCCGCGGCGCGGTGATGATGCCCAATGGTGACTACGCCAAGCCGGGTGACACGTTCAATCAGCGGGACGAGGGCTTGAACGACGCCCAGATGCAGCATCTGTTCGGCTCGTTCGTCGAGACCAACAAAGACAAGCAGGTCCGGCCCGAGATGGTCGCCAACGAGAAATCGAAGATCACGAAGCCGGGCCCGCGCCCCACAGTAACGAAAGCAGGACCCAGTGAATCGGGCGGTTCTCAGCCTTCCAGTTGCTGAGGCTAGGCTGTCGGTGGGGTCGCCACCGGCGATCCTGACCTTGCCTGCCAGCGCGGCCCGCATGCAAGTGGGTCAGCCGGCGGCTGTGATGGTCGCGCCTGACACGGAGGCCCGGCTGTTGTGCGATGACCAATTGGCGGAGACGTTCACGACCCCGACCCTGACCTCTTGGACGTGCGTAGCCGAAGACCTTGGCCCTGACTGGATCCACGTCCATTTCTCTGCGGTGACCGCCGGCACCGCGTGCCGGGTGAAGTTCAAACTGTCCCTGACCGGACACCCTGACATGCGTAGTGGGTACAGTTCGCCAGAGCAATTGACGCCGCACGCTTGCATGATCGGATTGCTGACCCCGATCCCGGGATCGTTTATCTCCGACAGCGATCGCGGGATCACCTACGACCTGTATTGGGCGTGGACCAGCGGCATGTCTGATGGGGCATGGGAATTGGTGGCCGCCAATGCCGTCTACGTACCGTTAACCGGGGAAGGCGACTTCCCGCAAAGTGGGTAGCTGATGGCGACGTACCAGAAATACAACATCACGGCTTGGCAGGGCATCGGATCTCAGGTGCTGTCCGGCATCGTGACCGATTCCGCTGGCGCCGCTTATGACTTGACCGGCATGACGGTAACGGTCAGCGCGAAGCTCGACGCCGTGGACCAATTCCGGGACTTGGCCTGCACGCTGGATGCGGACCCCACGACGGGGATTTTCACGTTCACGCCCTCGACGGCCGAGCTTGCCAACGCTGGTGTTTACGAGGCTCAAGCGAAGATCGACAACGGCGGCGCCGTGGCCCTGCCGTATCCGTTCACGATCACGGTAGAAGTGCCCGTCTAGGAAGCCCGGCTAAGGTGGTGCGTCGTGACCTTTGTTCTCACAAGCGATCCGGTGCTGTCTGTCAGCGACGCCAGGGCGCTGTTGGGCATCCAGACGGATCAGGAGGCCATCCTGATCGTGAACGCTCTCAGCGCCAAGCTGAAGCGTTACACGGGGCGAGTGCAAATCAATCAGAACACCACGACCGAGATTGTCGAAAAGATCATCCCCTATGCGGGGGACAAGCTCTACCTGCATGCCCCCATCTGGACGGGCACGGGGTTCACGATTTCGGCGGCCGTCTATTCCGGTGGCGACTTGACCGACACCTACACGCTGGCCGACAACGAGTTGCAGTACCAGACCTCGGACAACTCATCGCACATTCTGCTCGTGGCGGGCCAGTGGCCGGACGACACGCTCAACGGCTATGTAGAGGTCACATACAAAGGCGGTTGGGCGACGGTGCCGTTTGACGTCATCCAGGGCGCGCTGATGCAAGCCCGGGTGGACATCAGACGGATGTCCGGTGAAGTCGGAGTCACCAGCCGGGGCGCTCTTGGCGAGTCCACCCAATTCCAGACGGTCGGCATCGTGCGCGAGTGCATGGACCTCTGGGAGCCGTATCGGATCCTGCTGTGAAGACGCTCGCCATCAGCATGGATGCATCGCAACTCAACGGCATGCTTGAGGGTGCGCCTCATGTGCTGCTGAATAGGGCATTGTCGAAGGGTATCCGCAACTCGCTGGCCGTGGTGCAGAACGTCCACAAGACGCAGGTGATCGGCCGTGGCATTGGGCCGCGGATGCAAAGCGTTTGGGAGCACCGGACCGGCGAAGCATCCCGCAGCTTCCATATTGCTATGGCGGCCGGCGCTTTGGAAGGCGCCTACGGCAGCGAGTTGAAGCGCGTTGGCGTGCTCGAGATGGGCACACAGGAAGCGCTCGGTGGGCCGCTGAGGCCAAAGAACGGGCGATATCTGGCCATCCCCACCGAAAAGGCAAAGGTCGGGCGCGGGCGGGCGCTGGCTCCGAAGGACCGGACGGACCTTGTTTTCATTCAGTCGCTCAGCGGGCAGCCCATGCTGGTGCGCCCCAAGAAGGGCAAGCGCGGCGGGTTCGACGTCATGTTCATCTTGCGCACGCAAGTTACCATCCCACCGCATCCGACGATGGACAAGACACAAGTGCTGGCGCAGCCGCAGGTGGACCGGATCATCTTGCAATCGCTGGACGACACCCTCAAGCCGAAAGGGATGTAGTGCCGAACTACGTGGCAGATTTCGTCCCTTGGCGTGTCTCTCAGATCGTGGCCGATGCACTTGGCAATATCGGCTTGCATTCCGGCTACAACACGCAGCCGAGCGCTACGATGGACTATGAGGAGTTCCGGCAGTCTGGTGTTGATTACTCGCTGTTCGTGGATTGCCCGGACCTGCGGATAATCGAGAACGACATCGGCGACGGCACGACCGGCGCCACACGCACGACGCCTGAGATCGTGCTGACCATTTACGGCAGCGCCAAGACGCAAGGCAGCCCGGGCATGCCCATGATCCTTGCGCTCGTGCAGGACGTGCTGACGGCGCTGTCTGCGCTGCCGAAGGGCATGCGGACCGCTGTCGGCAAGGGCATGACCATGCGGATCGGTGACGTGCAGACGGCGACCTTTGACCTTTCTGGAAAGCGCGAGTCGGTGTTCACGCTCGAAGTGGTGTTCCGCTACTTGCAGGGTTCAACCTGGTAGACAAGGAGGCCAGACATGGCAGTTTTGGTTGGTGATGATGGCGGAATCGCTGTTGGCGTGGAATCCACCTACGGCACGGCGGCCACCACAAAGGTCTGGCAGTCGCCTGTCAGCGCGTCACTCGGTTTGCGCAAGGGCCTGATCGACACCGGCATCATGCGCAAGACGTACCCGGCCGCGCGCAAGTACGCGCGCGGGTACTGCGACGGCGATATCGTTGTCGGCTACCAGCGCAAGCGCACGGTTAGCAGCGTGATCCTCGGCAGTCTCGGCACGCTGGTGACCAACACCTACACGTTCGGGGCCGGGACGGCGCCCACCAACGACGTCGGCAACACGGTCTGGATCGACCGCGGAGGGCACCTGATGCAGCACACCGGCTGCATCCTGACTCGCCTGCGGTGGGAGTTGGCTGCCAATCAGCCGGTCAAGATGACCGCCGAATGGATCGGCCGGGCTGGCACGAAGGAAACCCCGGTCACGATCACGGCGCCTACCGAGGCGGACAATCAGTACGATTCCGACCTGGCGACGTTCACGCTTGGCGGGGCCACGTTGTGCATTCTGGCAGCGACCATCGAGGTAGTCGCCACGGTGACCGGCGCGGACCGCGCCTGCCTTGGCGGGGCGCACATCAAGAAGCCGGTCCGGTACGGCGAGATGCTGATCACCGCTGGGCTGACCTGCGAGTTGTCCAGCGACACCGGGGACAATACGGTTGCCGAGTTGGATGACTACATTGCGGGAACGGCGACCGGCGACCTGGTGATCGACGACTGGACCCTGGCCGGCACGTACATGACCGGCGATTTCCCGGCGCATCAGCCGGGGATCATCCAGTTCCCCATCAACCTCCGGGCCAACTACATGACCTTGACGACGGAGACGTAAGCAATGGATGCAGTCATCAAGGCCGGGCTGTGGGAGAAGACCATCGGCGGGGTCAAATTCGTATCCCGCCGGAAGTCTACCGCCGTGATGGTACAGGCGCGGGGGTTCCTTGCGGTGGCCGGGCAGCTGGCGGCCGCAAGTGAACCCGCGGAGCCTGACGGGTTGGATCAACTCAAGAAGCTGGCAGAGTTCACCGAGGCGTGCATGCGTGTCTCTGTGGTCGAGCCTGCGATTGCGCCCGATGGCGAGCCTACCGTGCCTGGCGTGCAGTACGCATACAGTGACTTGCTGTTCGCGGCTGACGTCTGGATTGACGGGTTCATGAAGTCGGGCGTTTCTGCCGACCCTATCGTGCCCTCTTGCGAGGCGTAGCCGGGCAGGAGCTTGCAAGGGGGCTGGACATTCTTGCGCGGCGGTACGGCTGTCTGCCTCACGAGTTGCTAGAGACGGATGACGTGGACTTCGCCTTTGATTGGGAAGTGGCTACCCGGGCGATTGCCAATGAGGATAAAGGCGGTCAGTAGTGTCGATCGGTAAGCGCGTAGTCGAGATCGTCATCAAGGGCCACGACGCGAGCGTTGCGGCCTTCAAGTCGTTGCAAACGAACGCTACCGATAGCAAAAAGAAACTCAAGGACCTGTCCGACGAAATCCCGGGACTGTCTCGGGCGATATCGCTGTTGTCCAACCCGCTGGCCGCCGCCGCCGCAGTGGTCGTTGGTCTGGGCGTGGCGATGGTCAAGGCGTACAAAGCCTCGGTGCAGCTTGGCGCCGGGTTCATGGACATGTCCAATCGGACCGAGTTGTCCGTCGAGTCTCTTGCCAAGTGGAAGTATATCGCTGAGCAGAACGGCGCCGTGATTGGCGATTTCGAGATGTCTTTCCGCAAGTTGCGGCAGACGATGGCCGATGCTGCAGCCGGTGACGAAGCAGCTATCAAGGTGTTCCGAACACTCGGGGTATCGGCCATCGATAGCTCCGGCAAGATGCGTGACCTTGAAACGGTAATGCTTGAGATCGGCCAGTCGGTGCGGCAGTACGGCGTGGCCAGCGTGCAGGGCGCCGCGGCTCAGGACGCGCTCGGGCGTGGGTCGTCCGCGCTCGTGGCGATCATCAAGCAGCAGTCCGGCGCGCTCAAAGAACAATCAACAGAAGCGGGTATCTATTCCAGCAACATGACGACGGCTTGGGCCGAGTCTGCTGACGCCGCAGATGACGCAGCGAAGCGGGCGAAGATCGCCGGGGACAATATCAGGGCCGGTCTCATGCCCGCGATGGCGCCGATTATTGATTTCTGGACCGAGCTCAGAATGAAAATGTTTGACGCGGATGGATGGGTGAAGCTCGAACAGTGGAACGCCAAGGCAGGAGAGAGGGCGGCTCATGCCCTTGCCGAAGGATACGCCTCTGGGCTGGTATCCATGCCGACTTCTGGCGCATCATCCGACAACAGCAAGGCCCTTGCTGATGCGATCATCGGCGATGAAAAGGCGCTGGTCGCCAAGATTGCCGAGATGATCAAAGCGGACACCGCTGCTGCTGCGCAGCAGGCCATCGAAACCGCAGCGGCCCTGATAGTTCCGATCCCGGTCACCGTCCATCCGGTGGTGACGGTGGAGCCAATCAAGCCCGATGACCTCTACAAAGACGTGATGTCGCTGGATATCGACGCCGAACTAAACACTGGTCTGAATGATAGCCGAGTTCAGGCGATTCTTGATGAGTCGGATTCTCAGGGAGAGCTTAACGACCAGCTGGCCAGATTCAATGAGGAGCAAGAGGTAGCATTTTCCCTGTCGAAAAATCTAAAGGACGGATTTTCGCAACTCGGATCGTCTGCGCTTGCTGCGTTCGCGCTTGGAGAATCTGGTGCGATGGACCTAGGCCGCGCGATTCGTGAGATGGTCGTCAGGGCAATTGCCCAGGCAGTGGCCAAAATGATTATCCTCAGGGCGCTCATGTTCATCACTGGTGGGGCAAGTGAAGCGGCATCGGCTGGCGCCGCGTCAAGCGGAGCGTCGTCTATTCCGGCCGGGATGATGGCCCACGGCGGCACCATCCCCCGCGCCGCCTACGGATACTCGGTCCCCGACGGCCCCCGGGGCATGGACTCGCGCCTGATTGCAGCCATGCCCGGCGAGGAAGTCATCAACCGCCACCTGTCGCAACGGCTGGATCGCATGGTATCGGCCTACGAATACGGCGCGGCGGTCAGCCCGATGAGCGTGTCCAGCGGCGGCGGGCGCGGGTCGGTCATAATGCAGTTCAACGTCGGCCGTCCGGTTAGTGTGATGGACGGCCTTGCCTACGGCCGGACCGCTGCCGAAGCCAGTCGGAAATATCAGGAGGCCGCGCTGTGACCCGTCCGGCAGTTATCAGCATCGTTCGCAAGTCCACCGTAGCGGCCAGCGTGGCCCACGACTACGCGACCCCCGGAGAGCTTGCCGAGCGGCACGCAGAGATCCGCCTGGTGGACCCTGACGGTGATCCGTGCGCGGTGCCGATGGCCCCTGAGACGGACGACATCGACTACCAATACGATTACGTGACAGGCGCCAAGGGAAGCCAATTGCGGGGCACGATCGTCTCTCAAGACCTGAGCATTGACTACATCAATGCCTCCGTGTGGGGGGCAATCAATCAGTGGAAGCAAGAGCGCGCGCTTGTCTGGCTGCAGCCGAATCTCGGGCGCAATACGGTTTTCTCGTGGCGCGCGGTGGACCTCAAGGGCGCGTATTTCGCGGACGGGCCGGCGGCTAAAGACCTGACTTTGAATCACGGCCTGTCGGCCACCTTCGGGCAGTACCTGCGTTATTGGGATACAGAGCGCAGGATGTTCCTGCCCAAGACCACGAGTAACAAGGCTCCCATCGTGCTGACCCCAGGCGGCCCCGGGCTGGTTTCGCACCCGTCCACCATCAACCGCATGGTGCCGACGTACCCGAAGTCGGCCACGATGAGCAACGCGGCAACGGATAGCGGATGGGCTATCGGAGGCACCGACTCAGCCGACGTCACGGTTGCGCTGGTCACCAACGGGTTCGGCCAGACCGATTGCCCGCACTCGTTGCGCGTGACATTGGCGGCCCACGCATCGGGAGACCGGTACCTGTACGCGGCCGATCAATTCAATCCGGGGGCGGGTGCCAATTTTGCCGGGTACACGTTCGTCAATTCGACGAACGCGACTGCCATGGTATGGCTTCGCGGGCAGCTGCCAGACCAGTTTGCCCTCCAATTTGGGTCGCTTACTGGATCAGATGTGGTCCTGCGGGCCATCGGCGCCGCTCGCCTGGACGGATGGACTCCGTTCAGCGTTAGCTATCGCCCGGCCGCTTGGGCTACAAATCCGCCGACGCTGTGGATAATTTGCCATTCGACCTCCGGTCTCAAGTGCAGCTTTGAGATTGGCCCGATCATGGTCAAGCAAGACGGCATGCCGGCGGCCCCAGTGTGGTCAGCGCAGATTACCGGCGGCACGGTGTCTGGAAATGCATACGTGGCCACAGGTGCGGCCGTAACGCTTCCGGGGCAGGGGACGATCATCGCCTCGTTCTACGTGCCGACCGACATGAACGCAGCATGGCGGACCACTGAATACTGCTCGATTTTCTCGAATACCAATATCTGGCTTCGGGCCAGGGCCAGCCGAACGACCGAGTATTTCACGCTATCGTCTGGCTCGCCTGCGGTCAACGTCAACACCGCGTCGGCCGCTACCGGAACGTACCTCATTCCCGGGCGCGTGTGCACGGTGGCCGTGACGTGGGACGGGTCCAGCCAAAAGATCTATGCCAACGGCGAGCTTGTGCTGACCGCGGTCACGGCGGCCACGACGGTTCCGATTGGTGGCAGTAGCAGCATTCTCACTATCGGCAGGGACGCGAGCGGATACAACTGCTCCCCGCTGGCGATGCTGACAATGCGCATCGACGAAGGCGCCATGACCGCCACCGAGATTGCGCAACTCCACACGGCCCTGACCGACGACGTGGCCATTGCGATGGCCCGCGGTGCTGCCGGCAGAACGTTCCGGATTCGCAGGATTCCCCAGACATTGCGGTCTTCTGACAGCGGGTCGCAGATGCTTGGCGTGCTTGGTCTTGAACAAGTGGACTACGATCCGTTTACCGCTGATGTTTTCTTGAAAGAGGCGAGCATTGTCTAACCTGACCACAGCGCAACTTGCGGCTATGACTTCCGGTCAGCCGGTAAGGCAGACGTGGTCCATTGTCGGAATTATAAGCCGGTTCGGGCTTGTCGCGACGACTGAGACTACGGTGATTGATGACGGTATCTTCGCCGGTCCCGGGTCGCTGACTCGCATTTTAAAGGCTGGATCCAGAACGCATACCGTGCTGAATCCGCACCCGATGGAGTCAGCGAAGCCCAACGCCGTGCGGTATTCTATCGAGGTAGCTAACGGCGACGGCTTCTTTCATCGCAAGGTTGGGTCTGTCTGGTCTCCCGGTCCATACAGCTATAATGCGCACCCGCGCGAATGTCTGTTAATGCACTCGCTAGCCGTTTGGATTCCCGACCTGTATTCGCCATACTGGTCGCCAATTCCCCACATGGACTACGTTGGTCAGGTGATCGACGTTTCCTACGAAGGCGCTGCAACGCAAGCGGTGGCGACGTCCACGATCTCGGCTTCTGTGCTGGCCAAGAGCGCGACGATCATCAGCGAGCAGGTCGGTGCAGAAATTGCTTTGCGGCGGGTGTTCACGCCATCGGACGCGGACGTTGACATCGTAACCGACGCAACCAGCGGAGACGTGACCTACACGTTCTAGGGGTTTGTGATGGCGCTTGGCGCGACATTCTGGGCTGCGGCTGGTGACGGCGTCCGATGGATGCACGACTGGACGGGGTATTACGAATGGTCTGCCGCCAGCGGAGCCGATCCGTATATCCTGACATTCATGCACAACATCAAGATGTTTCAACTTCCGTTCTCAATGACCGGCGCTCAGGGCGATAAGCAAACCGCACCGCAACATGACTCCGGGTATTTCTTTTGGGGAACGGCTGCTAACGCTCCGATTACGATTTGCTCTTGCCATGCCTCGATTGCTCAGGGCGGCAATACCGGTGCGACGGCAAAGCCCGCGTGGAAGGAAATCTGCTACACGTCGTCAGCGAAGATGCTAAATGGAGACATCCCGCCTAGCGTTCCCATCGTCTACGACAGCATTGACTATTTCTCCGGGATCGTACAGACCGGTTTTATCAGCAAGGTCGCGCGCCCGACAGGGACTGCCAAGCGGGACGCGATCTTCTGGATTATGAAGCCGTCTGCTGGCGACAGAAGCCTTTACCATTACAACCCGTGGGCATGGTTCGGTACGGTGCCGGCCGTGATCGCCGACATCGTTATGAAGTGCGGCGTTGGCGCTGACTACATCGACCATGATGCTTTTGACAATGCCCACGACGCCTATGACCTGACCACCGGGGACGCCCCGTGGACCACGGCCAGCGGGTTGGTGACCAAGTGGGAAATCGGATGCTCGCGCAGAATCGGTGAGAAGTGCATTGACCTCGTTATGAATTGCGCCAGGCACTCGCGCGACCTGTACTTTGTCAATGAGGCGGGCAAACTGTCGGTCAACAGCTTCACGCGGTGGGCATCGGGGACCAACTACGCGACCTCTCTGGGCATTCTGGACGGCGTGACGAACATCGACGCATGGAGTTGGGAGAGCCGGTATCTCTACAATTGGGCGCTCTGTTCGTGGGGGTCAGGCGTGGTCGTGTCCGGAGACGGCGGGACCATTGACCCCAACAGCGCGGTCTACATGGCCTCAGAAGACGACACGATCGCGGCCTATCTTGGCGATAGACTTTCCGACTATCTGACCAGCCCGTTTTACGTGGCCCCGTACAATGAAGCCATGTTCGGGCGCCTTTGGCTGCGCGGCCAGAAGACAATCCAGAATAATACCGGGCAGTCTCGCCTTGCTGAAAAGGCGCATTTCCCGTTCAGCTTTTCGCCTCACAACACGACCGGGCACTACGTTCCGATTTATCACTGGTTCGTTTCTGACTCGTTCCCCCGCCGTTTTGTGACCCTCACGCAGGACATGCGGGGGCTCGATTGGGGCATCGGCGCCCACGTCGCCAACGTCGCTGTCACCGACGACGGCCAGACCATTTCCGAAGCATGGTGCATCGAACGCACCTACGATTTCGATAGACTCACGGTCACGAGTGTGCTAATGGAGCAACCGCCGAACACCTAACCCACGGAGGGTTCCCGATGAGAAAGTTTCTGCTCGTCCTGATCCTGCTCACACTTGCTGCCCCTGCGGTGGCCGACGTGACGGGCGATGACATCAAGTGCGTCGCCGACACGACCTTGAGCTTCACCACTGGCCTCAAGCAAGCGGGCCCTCATTTCGTGGACTTTGCCCTGGATGGCAATGCCGCGGTCAAACTTGTGTGGTTCAAGAAGCCCGGCACCGGGCGCGAGGCGGGGGACATTGCCCGATCGCTGCTGATCTTTCTGCGCGACTACACACCTCCGCGGTCGCCGTATTTTCCGACCGGGCCCGATTCGGCTGATGTTGATATTGTCACTGCAGCCGAATTGATTATTTCCAGATGAGGCGCATCGCGGCACTGGCCGTTATTGCTTTCGGGGCCATCGCCGTCATGGGCTCCGGCGGGGGATCGTACCAGGGCGGCAGCTACGGGTCGCGAGGGGCTTCGTACCAGTCCGGCGGCGTGGCAAAGGTGGACACCGTGCGCGTGCTGTCCAGAGACAGCGTATTCCCAAACACCGCAGCGATGGCTGCCGGCTACTTCACGACCGCTGACACCAGCGACGTTGTCAACCAGGGAGGGGGCGGGCAGGCTGTCAAATGGGGGTACACCAGCAACAACGCCAGCCGCGTTGACTCGGTTTGGTATCGCGCTGACAAGCGCGACTACCTGCTGATCACGACCGGGCTCGCCGAGGACGACCACTCTCTCGGCACCACCAGCTACCATGCGTACGTCTGGTTCAGTTCCAACGGTCTTGAGCCCGGCATGAAGATCGAATCGGCCTCTGTGATCTTCAATTTGGCCTACGGCGGTGGGGTGACTATCCCAGCAGGCGGATTCATCGCGGCACGGCTGGACACGATTTCCACCGACTACCGCATCACGGGCAGCAACGCCTCCGTGTATCAGGGCGCTGGCGCTGACACGGCGCGGTTCGATTGCTCGTTCAACCACGTCAACAAAACCGCCACCGAAGCGTGGGACCCGCTCATCTCGGCCCGGCTCGACCGCCACGACTGGGGTCCGCGATCCGACAGCATTGTCGGCCCAGGGGAGTATCTCGCCGGGGCGTCGTTCAAGTTGGACGTCACCGACGCGGTGCAGCAGGCGTGCGACAACGCCGTGGCCGACCCGACGATTCTCACTCGTGGCCTGCTGTTCACGATCTACAACAGCGCAGGGCTCGGCAACTACTACATTGCAGCGGGAAGCGATCCGGCGTTCGTTCGTCTTGGTGGCGGATGCCCGGCATTTATAGCGACGGCCACGACTCGGCGAGGGGCGAGGCCGTGGAATGGCGAGCGGGTGCCGATCGCCTTCACATTTGACGATCAGGCAGACGTACAGATCGGCTACTACAATGCGATGGCTGCCGCTGGAAAATCGTTCGATTGGGCGATCTACGACGCCGCGTTGAGCAATGGTAGTATCGACTCGCTCTACGCGCTGCGGGCCGACTCCATCTATGTCATACACCACTCAAAGACGCACACGTCTCTTGGCACGCTGACAGGCGACGAGATCGACCCGGAACTGGCCCGTGGATGGCTGATGACAGACCTGACCGGAGTCACGGCGGCCGACACGCTTGGCGTCATCGACTGGTCGTGGCCTGCTGGAGTCGCCACGCCATACAAGTCCATCGAAGTGGCGTCCCGGCTGATCGACTACGGATATCGATCTGCTCGCGGGTTCGGTGCTGGATGGGACGCGCTGAGCGTAGCCCAGGAATATGAGACATACCTCTCGTGGTCCGGCTGGGTGAACCGCTACAACATCCGAGCGACCAACGCGGCATTGCTATTCGAGACTGTCGGCGGCACCGGCGGCGCGGCAAACACCACAGCCCAGATCACCGAGGAACTTGGCGACCTGATCGACAAGCACTACACCGATTACGGCAGGGCCGCCATGATCATCTACGGCCACAGGTACGATACATCGCCCACCGATTTCATCAGCCGCGCCGGGCTGACGCACGTCATCAACACTGCCGCTGCACTCAATAGCTGCGAGGTGATGAGCTACGCGGAGATTCTGAACCGCCGGTTTTCCGGAGCGACAGTCAAGACGCCAGCGCAAGTGGAGGCCGGTCGTGGCGTTGGCGCAGACAGCAACGCCATACAGACATTGGCAGCGCATCAGGACAGCGCCTACACGGCGGACGAAGATGCAAACTACCTGCAAATGTGGATCGGGCCGAAGTAAACGCAGCAGAGAGGATCGCCCGTGAAGATCAGCGAGATCAGCGACACCGTGAAGGTCGGGACTGTGGTGGTGGCCGTCATCGCGGGCGCCGTCTCCACGACGTGGGCGGTCAAGGCGAACACCGATGCGGTGAATCAGCTTACGGTGTCGCTCAAAGAGATCAGCGGAAAGGTCGATGATCTCGAGCGGTGGAAGATCGCCAGCGAGGCGTACGCTCAGGCGGTGCGGGATTTGAAAGCAAAAGGTGGCGGCTGATGTTTCATCCCGACATGATCGTCATCCACCACAGCGCGACCCGCGATTCAGGGACCGTGTCGTGGGATGCGATCAGGCAATACCACATGACCAAGATGAACCCGCCGATGCGCGACATCGGCTATCACGCTGGCACCGAGCTAGTCGGTAAGATCTTCGTAGGCCAGCTGGGGCGCGCACTGGATACGCCCGGCGCCCATACGAAACACCACAACGCGCACTCGCTCGGTTTCTGTTTCGTGGGCGACTACGATAAAGCCGCGCCCGATGAAACCATGCTTGTCTTGGCCGCGCAATTCGTGCTGGCCCCGTGGTGCCGCAAGTTCGCCATCCCGGTTGACCGCATCCGGCCGCACAGCGAGTTTGCCGCCAAGACTTGCCCGGGGCTGTTGTTCCCCGTGGAACATTTGCGGGATCTTGTGCGCGCGGAGTTGGGAACATGACCGCGCCGCTGACAGGCTACAGGAAATTTGTTATCGCAATGACGTACATCGTGCTATCCTTCGCAGCGCTGTTCTGGGCACCAAACCTTACTGACAACGTGCGTGTTAATATTATTCAGTCTGACGTGGTGGTGATCGGCCTCGTGATTGGCGGGAATGTGGCCGAATACCTGAACAAAAGGAAGCCGCCAGAACCAGGAGGATGAGAGATGAAACTGTTCGTGCTGTTCCTGCTGCTGGCGCTCGTGGCGGTGCCGGTGTTCGCGCAACTGCCGCCCAACGTGGACCCGCTGGCCGGCGTCGTCATGGAAGGCAAGATGTTCCAGACCGTGGCCGGCATCGACACCCTGCACTCGACACTGGCCAAGGCGGCGGGAGTGGCGGCTGCCAAGTGGCGCGGGCCGATTCCGATTTACAAGGCCAAGGGGTCCGGCGATTTGGTGGCGTCCGCGCTGTCGCTGCCGAATGCCTGGTACGTCTACGCGCGAAAGCCGTTTACCTTCAAAGGGCTCCTGCCCAACGGCGACTCGACCGGAGTTTACTCCACGGCCGTGGATACGATGATCGCCAACATCCACAACGCCTACACCCTGCACACGTATCCAGTGTGGACGATCATCAAGTCTCCGCTCCGACAACTCCGACTTGATCCGGCGGCCAGTGACACGGTGTACGTCCGGCCGCTTGTCCTGAAACTGTAACCGGCCACCGGGCCAGCAACGAGAAAGGGAGAGGTCATGGATTTCGATCACAAGCAACTGGCCCTACTGATTTGGGATCAGCTGCAGCTTGATGACGTCAAGGGTTCGATCGTGGCCCTGCGGGGCATTGATTGGAACCCTTTCAACGAAGACGGCGACGAATACGTCGGCATCTTCGCCGAGATCAACCACAACTTTTCGCTGATCTTCGATGTCGCCCAACAGGCTGCGGCCGTTGCGCAGCGCATCGTGGTCAAGGGCGCGAGCCTGTCCGATCCGCAGAAGCACAAGGTTGTGGTCCAGGTGCTCGACGACCTGATCCGCCTGCCGTTCTACGCCGAGCCGTTCGATGGCCCCGTGCTGGACGTGCTGGTCAAGTCCGCGGTCAAGCTCCTGCGGTCGGTAGAGTGGGGCATCGACTTGCCCCCGACCGTGCCGGCCACTGTCGAGTTCCGGGAAGTCTGATTCGGGCGCCCGCCGTTATCCCCCGGCGGGTTTCTGGGCCCCCGCGCGTAGTGGCTGACGCGCGGGGGCTTTTGCTTGCCCTCTGGCTGTCCCGGAAACTTTACCCGCAGGGGTCAGGGCTGGCGTTGTGCTGGATCGGGGCTTTCGTGCAGCAGCGGGGCGGGTGGGAGCTTGTGGAAGACTTATCCCGAATTGGCGGTATTTACCCCTCCCCCCGCAAGCCGTGGCCTTAGCAACACCACGACAGCGACGCGGGGGGAGGGATGTCTGGGGCCTCCGTGCCCCGCCGTCGCTCCGTCTACGCCGTCACTTCCTCATCCACCAAAACAGGTCAAGCAGGCACAAAGCAAGCAGCATTTCCATTGGATCACCTCCCCAACGGGTTGAGTTTCCCCACCGCCACCAGCACGAACGTGCCGATGCACACGACGAACAGGACCAGCAGCGAGAGTTTGATCGCCGCTTCTTTCCAACTTTGGAACAGGCCGGGCTTCACGGCTGCCTCGCCGGACGCCCGCAGGAACCGGGCGAACCGGGGTCGTTCGTGAACGCCAGCGACGGGTCCGACCACACGCCCTTGCGCCCGAGCGAGTCCACGCCGCGCACGCGGACGGCTATCGGCGTCAACTCAGGAGCCACCACGACCGCGCTGTTGGCCGTCACGGTCGAGTACGCGGCGAAGGTTGTGCCGCCGTCCAGCGACCGCTCCACGTCGTAGGAAACGCAGGTAGAGCCGGTTGTCGGGGCGGTCCAAGTGTAGGTGACGTTGATCGGGGCAGTCGCCGCCACCAGCGGCAGCAGCATGGCCGTGGTGACCAGGATCATCAGGATTCGCTTCATGGGTCTTTCCTTTCGGTTGACGTTGTGTCACTGGGCGCATTTCTCCACACGCTGTCGGCGTAGGCTGCGGCGCGATTGGACGCCTCGACCAGCCGGGCACGCCGCGCCTCGCGGTCCACGGGCTCCGCTGGCGGCGGGACGATCTTGCACCCCGCCAGAGAGAGAAATATCAGCATCACGATTGCCATGAAGCCCATCCCGCACACAAAGCCAGCGCCAAAGCCGTTGCTCCATTCGTACTGCGCTTCGGGCCGTTTCATGCGTCGTCCTTTCTGTTAGTCGTCGAACTGTCCGGAGATTCCGGAGGGATGGATTTCCGCCACTCCTCAAACGCCGCCCAAGTCTTCGGCGACGGCGCGATGATCTCCGTCCCGTTCTTTCGGTAGAACAGCGGCCCGAATCGCTTGTCGAAGTTCATGCGGACGTTGCTACCATACGGCTTCAGGTCCACGCTGTGGCCGCCAGACGTGCAGACGATGCCGTTGGGGATGCGGTGGCAGGGCATTACTCAGCCGCGCCTTTCTCCACGATCTCGACCTCGACGCAGCGGTAGCCGAGGCGTTCGCCACGGTTTTTGATCGCCCCGTCACTCTCCCCGGCATCGTGTTGCATCGCCTGCGTAGACGTGTAGAGCCGCCACCACGCCCACTTCTTTGCGTCCATGAGCGTGTAGGGAATGATCTCCCCATCCGACCCCTTGATCGCGTACCACTTCATGTCTAGCCTTTCTCCCCGCCGCCGGGGGCCAGTCCACACCCAATCGTGGCGCGGCTCTTCGTTTCGTAGGTGTACCGCTTGACGCACAGGCCATCGGTGCGGCGCAAGGCAGACACCAGAATCTTGATCTCCAAGTGACGGCAGTAGTCCTCAAACGGCGTGGCCTTCAGCGCCACGCGCACGCCACCGCAGTCTTTGACAGCCAACAGGCCCCAGCGTTCTGGCATTTCCTCGGGCCGAAGCAGGCCCTCTGGCGCCATGAAATATCTGTGCTGGCCGATGCCCATCGCCGGAAACTGCCGGAATATCTTCTTAGCGTCTGCTGCGAAGTCGGATCGGCTGGCCTTGCACTCAACCAACGTTGACGACGAATAGCCGCTCCACCCGATGGCGTCGGCTTCCTCGCCGCATCCGGTGGCCATTTCGGTGATGACCACCGCGTGCTTGCGCTGTAGCCACACGGCAGCGTGCCGTACAAGCTCGGCATGAGTCACGACTCACCGCCGGGGGCCAGGATTGCGTCGAGGGCAGCAAGGTCTACTGAGTCGATCTTCACGTACACGCACCGCCTGCCGCGCCAGCAGAGAATGTCCGCCAGCTTCTCCTCCGCCGCCTCGGCGCGGGCGCGGAGGGCGTCCTCGATGGGGCGGCGGTTGAGACGAGCGTGTTCGCCGAATCTGTCGGCAGCCAGCAGGTCATAGATCGCTGCGGCAGACTCCTCTGATGAAATGCCTCCAATCGTCCGGCGTTGACCACCGTCCTTGATCTGCACGCGCCAGCACTCGTCAGATGCCGACCAGTAAACGCCCTTGAAGCGCGAACTGCGCCCAACCTGTGGCGTCTGGTTTCGTAGATTCTCGGCGTGTGTGACGGATCGCAGGTTCTCCCTGCGGTTGTCCAGTCCATCGCCGTTTATGTGGTCAACCTCGGCCGCCCCGGGCAGAAGGTGCCGATGCATGTAGACAAGGGCAGCGCGCTTCGTTCCTGTGATAGACATGGACCTTGCCGCATACCACTTCCCGCCTCGATTGGCCGCGTGCCACTTCCACCTCGACAGTTCACCGAAGTCG